CGAATTTCTTCTTGAACGAAACCAGTTCTTCGACTTCGACGATACGCTTGACAGGATCGAAGCTCAGTACCTTCACCATGGTTGGTGAGAGCAGGACTTCGGCTTCGGAGCTGCCATGCTGACTGATTGGCTCAACATCCCTGCCGTATTTATGATGAACCTTGAACATCCAGTTGCCATGCCACTTCTTATCAGTCTTGGCGCAACTGCTGAACCCGCCCCACTGCACCACCTTGTTCTCTGGATTATTGTAGGTCTTGGCCATGAAAGCATCATCTACGGTGATCTTGCGATAAATGATTTTTTCAGGGTATGCAGGTAATTGATCAAGAGCATGGGTCAAAAATTCTTTATAATGATAGACTCGCTCGGACATGACACCGTCACGAAGCTGCGAATTTTCTTTGCTATAGAAACTACCGCAATAGGCCCGGATGAAACCGACATCCGTCGGCGTCAAGCCATGCTTGGCACCATACGGGTTGTTCTTCATATAGCTGGCGGCGGCACCCTTGGTCGCTACGTTCAGCATATGGACCGCGATCTCATCCTCAGTCATGTTGTCGAGTTCGTGGTCCTCAGGTATCTTGGTCTTTGCAATCTGTTCAGCCTTGGCCTTGGCGGCTTGCTGCTCCGCTATCAATTTCTGATGCGCCGCTGTCGCTGCTGCCTGCTGTTGCGCGGCAGTCATCAACGGAATCATATCAGCCTTGAGCTTGTTGAAGTCCTTGACCTTGGCCTCTAAATCTTCGGTCGAGGTCAACACCTTCCCTTCATATTTCTCGTTAAACTTGGTGATGAGTGCTTCCATGGCAGGATCACCGGGGACCGCCCCCGGTACATACTGCGCTTTGAGCGGCAAATTCTTTTTGGCTTTCTCGAGTTCAGCAGGAGTAATGGTCGTCGGGGGTAACGGGGGTGGATCAAACGAAACGGTCTTCTGCAATTCTGCTATCGAGGGTACGGGCGGTGACGTTGTGATGGGGATTGATGTCGGTGGCGGTGCCCACGACTTGACGAGTGGGTTGGCCATGCCGTACTTTTTGGCGTACTCGGCGGTCTTCTTGGCGATGTCGGTCTGCTTGTCGCCAGAAAGTTTATCGTGTTGCTTCCAGAAACTGGCGATGATTTTCTTTTGCAGCAGTTTCTTTTCGTCGCCTGTCGCGGTCTGTAGCTGCTTGCGCATGGCCACGCGCTCGGCTGAATTGCCGATTACCTTGTTCTTGAATTCGGCGGCGGGATGCAGCACAGGGATGGGTGGAGGCGGAGGAGGATTGGTCGGAATATTCTTCGCCAATGCTTCGGTCAATGGTGAAGAATAAGTTGGGATAGGAGTAATTTCAGGTGCCAGATGCGCGATGGCCTTGGCTTGTGCCGCCAGATCATTCCTGCGTGCGATGAGCTTCTCGGCCATCTCGTAGGGTGCGCCCGCATCATGGACTGTCTTAGTGATATCGAAATCCGAGATATCGGTCACGCGCTTGTAGCTGGCCAGCTTTTCAGCCACGGTCATGGGTCCATAGAGTTTGTGACTATCGGGGTTCTTTATTGGATCTAGCAAGGTGGCTGTTTCTTTTACCTTGTCCCCGAAGTCATCTCCTTTCGGCGTGCCCTGTGCGCGATACTTGAGTGAACCACCGACATCGACCGTGCGGACCTGACTACCGACTATGACCTGATTGTCGCCACCTGTTCCGGCCGCGTCCCAGTTGGCGAGCCATGCGTGAACGCCGAATTCATCGCGTGCTTTTGATTTTTCTAATTCATTAAATTTGGAAATATTATCTTTAGTCAATGGTTCCAGCTTCGTAGCCACATGCTCACCGCCCTTGACTGGAACATATTCCATGGTCGGGGACTTGGCCAGTTCATAGAGCTTGGCTGCGAGCAATTCATTCTGTACATGGTCCTTGGTCTTGGGGGTCTTGATGTAGAACTGTTCCTTGGAATCCTTATGCTCGTAGACACCGCCTTCGTTGCTACCCTTTTTCGGTGCAATCTTTTTGAGATCTTGCATGTCTAGACTACGAGACACACCGCTGCTACCTGCCGGTTCATCATCTTCAGGTGGTTCATATTTGTCAGTACCTTCACCTTCGTGGAAAGAGACCTTGGCGTGACCATCAATATGCTTGCCGATATCGGCACCGTATAGTCCTCCAAGTTTCTGAGCTACTGTCTGCTCTTTCTTGCTGCCATAGATAACGATAGACTGAGTTTCGCCCTTGTTTTCAGAAATCACGTCGTGGGATATTTGTCCTTTCTTGAGTTCTTCAGAAACCTGTGCCGCGATTCCGGTCGGCTCAATCAGTTCACCGTCTTTCTTCTTGAACTTGCCCTTGGGGTCACGGGGGTGTTCATGTTCTTCGAAAGCGGCGGTTCCGTAGGCGTCTCCGACACGCTTGATGAATATCAGGTCACTCGTTTTACCTATGAACCTGTTTTTCATTTGATCACACGCACATGCACATCGGTGCCCGCAACCTTGGTCACACGATATTTGGTGCCGCGCCTGAGCAGTATCTCTGGTTCTGCACTAATGTCTTCACCTTTGTCATATGGATCTTGACTCGGCACGCTGGGTGCCACGACCGTCGTTCCCTTGGGAACGGTCACGTGTAGAACAACTCCCCCCGGCAACCCTGTGTCTTCTCCCTTTGAAAACAGCTTGGCTGTCACAAAATGATTTGTCGTGGATTGGAATCCACGGTCAGTGAATTCATCATTCTCCTTGAATGATACATCATCCCCGGCTATGCCGCGATATACCATGGTATCTTCATTCAACGTGTGACCGGCCTGATCGAATATCCGATCCAAGCGGCGAATATGCGTTTGCTGCTCGCCAGTCGTCCAGTCATATTCGTCACCGCTGCGTAACGCCTTGTTGATAGATTCATACCCATAACCCATCCATTCTTCCATCGCATCTTGCATTTTCTGGCGGTCTTTTTCAGCAATGGCCTCCCACCGAGGTTTGAAAGATTCAAGCTCATCGGGTGTAAGTTTCTTGCCGCTGCCTTTGTGCGGGTGTGGTTCACCAAAGTTCGGACCAGAGCCGGGACCACCGTCCTTGACCGACGATATCTCTTTAACACGAACATGAGTGACATCATTCTTTTTGACTACCGATATAATTTTATATTTGGTACCCCTTGGAATGACTATTTCACTTTCAGCATAGTCTGTCTCGAATCCACGCGGTAGTTTACGTCCAGATTTCTGATCCATTTCTATCAAATATCCATCAGCAAATTCACGAGCAGACTTTTGGCTTTTGGATGTTGACGTATGTTTATTCATGGTAAATTCAGCACCGATATTAAGACTTTTCATTTCAGAAGGTTTGCTGTCTAGTCCACGCCATACGGTGCCAGTTTGACGTGGAAGTTTCTCTAAGACCTTGTCAAAATCTTTTGATTTCTGCAAATTCGAATATGACTTGCCACCCGCCTTCCACTCTGCCAGCAATTCAGCGTCTTTTTCATCTAGTCCATATTTTTGAAGTGTGCCGCTACCTACATTGGATTTTGATTTTTGCCCTGTTGCCGCTGCTTTCTCGGCATTCGCTATTGCTTTCTTTTCACTTGTTTCAAACCCAATGATATCTCGGCCCTCGTTTGGATTCTTGGCTTTCCAATGCCAGAGTCCATCTTCACCTTGCGTTATTTTAATCTTGCCTTTGTGTGGATGGGGCTCACCGAAGTTGGGACCAGAGCCGGGTCCACCGTCCTTGACCTTGGTGAGTAGATGATGGAACGCTATCTTTTTATCCCGGGAACGATTGAGCAGGTCAAAGGCTTCCGGCGCGTGTACCAGCGCCACACCTTCGGTCTCCCAGCCATGGTCTTTCGGGTGGCCTGTCTCGCGAACTGCGTGATACATACGAGTAACGCTAGTATCCCCACGATAGTCACCAGCATATCCAGTGATGCGGACCTTGAGGCCTGACTCCTCATAGGCTTCCTTGATTGCATTAGCCTGAGCAGAGAGTCCTCGCTCGACGCCACCTTTAGGGAAAGTGTAATTGTATCCACCGTATCCATTCGTCGGCTTCACCAGCCATGTGCGTCCATCGGGTTCGCGGATAATGACACCGCTGGAAAGACGCTGTTCTACCTTTATTTTCTTACCCGACTTGTCGGTGTAAGAATATGAATCCAGCTTCGGCAGTGCCGGTTCATTAATGTCATGATTCTGTCCCGGCACCTGTGCCCAGTCGCCATCGGTCTGCGGGACATTGAGCCAGGATTTCAGTCCTGGAACATTGATCCATTTTCCCTTGAGGTCACGAGGGTGTTCATGTTCTTCATAAGGGTTGGCGTCAATAACTTCATCACTGCTATCATGCTCAACAAACTCGAGATCACCATCTTCCCACATGAATTTCTTGTTCACTTGATCCACCGCAACGTGATACTGTCCTTTGTCTTCACGACCTTGAACTTGCTGCCTCGGTTGATCAGCACTTCATTTTCATCTGGCGCACTTGATATATGGGCAATCGGTAACGCCTTGGCACCCTTCGGTAACACGATATGGACAGATTTGTAGGTGCCTTCCTTGTCAAATACTTCCTCAGCTAGTCCATCAGTATCAGTTGTCGTACTTACAAAGGCTTTATCCAAATAAGTATCCCCCGCCACCATCTTCTTGTACAAGGTCGGGGATATCTTGCGAATGGTCTTGATCTCACGTGCCAGTGCAGTCTTCTTGAACATATCGTCCAGCATCAACTGCACATGCTTGGGAGATACGTCCTCATCATTTCCCACCACTTCACGCAGTTCCTTGCCTTGGCGCAAGGCACCATTGATTCTCTTATACTGACCAGTCGTATAGTTTTCAACTGCTCTCTTTTGTTCGGCAGTCATCTTGGTTTTCAATGATTGATTGAATAGGTCTTTGAATTGTTTTTCAGATTGCAGAGTCTTATCACTTTTAGATTCTACAACTCTTCCCTGAGCAGCTTTCTTGTGCTCAGTCTGCACCCATCCTATGATCTTGCCTTCATGGACCGCTGGTCGAAGACCTTCATTTTCAACTCTATCTACAAATTTCTCTGGTGTTACCGGGGTATAACCTTGTGTTCTTAGATCTTTATTATATGAGAGATACAACGCATTGTTCTTGCCTTCTTTTCTTACATAATCGGCAAACGTGCCATCGTTCCATCGTGCATCTTCATCATTTGGTAATCCAGAGTTCTTACTCTTTTTGTCTTCGGGTTTGATAAACGGGGTCTCGCCCTTTTTGTATGAGCCGTGACCCAGCTTGTCTTTCTTGTCCAACAGCAATGCGTCGAAAGGCTTAACACGCGGTACCCATGGAATGAATGCACAGCGACAGTTGATGTGCGCGGGCACGAGGCCTTCGGCCTCTGCCAGCGTATATGGCCCTTCCTCGGATATGTCCTCACATATCGGGCACACCTTGTTGTCGCCCGCGGTCAACACCTCCACGAGATTTTGTGGGATTTTCTTTTTCTTCTTGGCATCCGCAACCAAGCCCCCGTGGTTAAACGGGGGCTTGGCCTTGGCATCACGGATTGGCGAAGGCAAAGCAATCCGCTCAGGCACCGTACCTACGAGGAGGACATTCGCAGCACGGAACGTGTCCAGCGTCGTAGCACTGAATGTTCTAACGCACATGAAGCTACTGAGCATCGCGGTGCGGCGTTTACCTGTGGTATCCAATATTCGTTGGATATCACGGGAAATTGCGCTAGTGGACTGCTTGAGCAGCAGCCCGTTAGCAAAAGTGCGAACAGCTTGTTGTGACACCGCTTCCATGATGCCTTGCATTTCGGCGATGCACATGGACTGTAGCAGCGGCACACGGTCTACTTCGGGCATGGCATATGCCGGGAGCATGGACTTGGTGCGATAGATGCCATGGTCCCCTGCGGCACGGACATACGACATGGACCATGTGCCATTGCCGCCCAGTACGACGATGCGCAAGGCTTCATCGAACCAGTTTTGGAAAGCCTTTATTGAATCGTCACCAGTCAACATGGAATGCGTGATCATGTTAATGGCGTCTGTTCGCGCGGCAATGGCGTCCGGTATCATCTTCTTCAGGGAATTCCAACGTGCATCGAATGCACGACGGAATTTCTTTTGCAGGGGCAATGTCCCCGTCGGGTCACTGACAGGCTGGTGGACGTGTTGATTCAACCTAGCATCCCTTGCATATGTTTGGTTGAGTGGTGTCTACCGGGGGCATGACATCTAACCTATCTCGTTGACCAAAAGTGAGGAAGTCCGGGTCCACCTCCCACGACCCCTGTCAACCAGACCACAACTGCGATGAGACATAAAAGCGCCACTACAATCTTGCCGAACTTCATTACGTTGGCGTCAATGCCCCAGCCGAAGAAGCCTTCAATCACCCAGACAATGATGTATGCGACCAGACATATGACCGCGATGTAAAGCATCAAGCTGAGAAAGCTGAGAAGAATACTCATGGCTTAGTCTCCAAACTTGCGTTCGAGTGAATCTTCATCTTCGGCATATGCGAACGGGTCAGTCTCCTGTGCCATCGAACCGATTTGCTTGAGCTTGCCCGCGGACTGTTGCAGCATACCGATGTGTCCCTGTATATCCTCATCGGTAGGTTCACCAAGGTCTTCGGGTTCTGCGCCGTATTCCTCGATCGCGTCGTCAAGGCCGGGATAGGTGCCATCTTCGATCAGCTGATTGACACGCGCGTCACGCAGCGCGTCAGGATTAATCAGCGCCATGGTCACATCGGCTTGCGTCGCCTGTGCCTTCTGCAATGCGATGGTCGCCTTTTCACTGTCACTTAGCTGCCACAGCGGTGTCCACTCATAATAAATGGCTTCGTCCCGTGAGCCTAGCGCACTGCGGATAAGGCATTCGTCCAATACGTGGAGAACGGGGGTGAGTTCGTTGCGCTGCATACTCGAGATGCTGTCGTAGTAATTGCGCACATCGATTTCGCCGCCACCTTCGCTACCACTGAGTCCCTTGCCCTTGGACTGGCCGAGCAGGCGTGATACCGGAATACCAGATGCACCTGCGGCAATCGTAAGGTATTGCTGCACAAGGTCTGGGAGTGAACCGAAGGACGTCTGCTTGCGGTTCCAAGCTTCCTTTTCATCCAGCAACAGTGCGTTCACACTGGACTTGGCCTGATTGGCCAGCATGAATCTTGAGATTAACTTTTCGGCTGCGGCGGGTTCACTCAGCTTTTGTGTGAGTCCAGGAATGTTGATGATGTCGAGCTTGGCATCAACGACCATGTTTGAGATGCCCCCGATAACACCTTGGGTGTTCTTGATTGCATCATCGACAACTTGCAGCACACTGTCGCCCCATTGGCTGGTGCCCACCATGCGCTCGTCAGGTAGGTCGTTGCCGGTTATGATGATGACACGCGATGGATGAATCTGTATCCCCATCGCCATGCCACCGTCACCATCGAGGTTCGTGACGTTGGACCCAATGGTGTAGTATTCAGGACGCCCGAACCATTCGCTCTCTATGTCCTCGATGCGTTGGCCGGTGCTCATTTCATATTGGTGGAAGGACGTAATCCATTTCAGTCCTTCCTTGCCTATGGACTCTGGGTCCAATGGCTGGTCGGCCTTGCCATCCATTGTACCGAGGACGATGGCGCTCCCCCCGTACAACCTCGCTTGGTTCAATGCCTTGCGCAGCTTGCGCTTGATGTCGAGGCGCTTTTCTTCGGCTTCTAGTTTCTCGATCTGCGGTTGGGATGCCTGCCATTCACGCCATTCGCGCGTGGCATCTTCGGCAGGGGCGCATACGACACGACGTGCAATCCAATCGCTTCGGTATGCCGCTTCCAGTTGCACACGATCGATTTCATTAAAGTTGTAGCGGCTCGCGGTCCTGCTGTCCTTGGCGGTGCCAAGGCCATTGACGAAATTCCATAGACTGTCAAATATCGGTATGACATTGCCCACGGTCATGATTCCTTTTCTCTAGTGACAGCCCAGAAGCACGGAACATCGCCCACATGCTCGGACGGAATTTGTTTGGAGTACTCGACATTCAGCATGTCATAAACATTCTTGCCATCGTCTACCCAGCCATTGTCTGTAGGCAGATATCGCTTGTGACCGTTTACAACGAAGCACCCCGCGTATGGGAGCAAGGTGCTTTGAATGAGTGCTATATCTTTTTCTACATCAGGACAATGCTGCAAGACCCATATGGCCAGCGCAACGTCAATGGTGTTCGGTTTCAGTTCACTTGGTCCACAGCAGATAAACTTTTCGGATGAAACATATTTCCTTGCGAGTGAACGCATGGCAGGGGACGTATCGACACCAATAACAAAACAGTTGTATTTTTCTATGAGCACCTTGGCTATGCGACCGATGCCGCAGCCATAGTCTAGGACTATGGTGTTCTCGTCAAAGAAAAAGAATTCATCCAGTATGGATAAAAGATATTCTGTTTCATTCAGCCAACGCTCATCAGTTGTATGGTTACCGATAGGCGTCAGTATAATCTGCTTGGCTTGGTCAATCGTGCCAACGTCAAAGATACTTGAAGATGCCACTTGCACCGATCGACGTGTAGAACACGCCATGTGTGTCGAGGTCACCGCAGATATCTACAGGTGTGTCGAAGCACCCCATCGGGTAGTCTCCGATACGCTCCCACGTTGCCATTTCATCATCGGAACGATAGATGCCGTATGTGTTATCCACCCAGCCGATGATGTAGATCGAAGGGTAGGATGTAGTAAGTCCTTTGCCGAAGCCCATGCACAGCACTTCACCTGTATTGGTGTCAGTCCATGTAGTACCACCATCTGTGGAACGCTTCATGGCTCCACCAAAATTGACATAACCAGAGGGACCACTGGAGTAGAGCAGGTGTCCAGCTTTACCGGGGGTGCTGACGAGGCGGGCGTTGGCGTGAATGCCCCCGACCAGCGAATGCACCAGTTCCCATGTCTCGCCATAGTCATCACTTCGAACATAACCCACATTGTTGTTGCGACCGTAGAAGACACCGTCCTCTACGCGATCAGCACAAATGGTGTGTCGGTTGTAATAGTAATTCGGATTCCATCCTGTATCTCCCGAAGGTGGAATGCCTGCGGGCATCGTGGCGGGATACCATGTTTCGCCACCGTCACGGGTGTAGTGCAGTTGTGTCGTGTCAGTACCGAAGTCACCTGTGATGATAATGAAATTGTCCGGGTCTGTTCCACATGCAATCATGCCGCCCGCATGGTTCTCGCGATGATAGGGATTGCTGCCGAATACGTTCCACGTAATGCCACCGTCACGCGAGATGCCGCTATGGTCAGGCGGGCCGCCATTGCCTTGGTTAATCAGCACGATCACCGTATTGGGATCATCGGGGCACCAGTCGCAGTCCCATGCCGCGGCGAAGTATGGCAATACGCCTTTGCTGGCGGGATAATTTTCACCGTCGCAGGAGAACACGCCTTGGTCCATCACTGCGAGTATGACATTGGGATTTCCTTGCGGCTTGATCAATCGCTTGGCGCAGAGTTGCTCGAGACCCAAGCTAGTATCGCGCCATTCCATCTTGGTGGCAGGTGTATTGGGAGGATACCCATAGGCGATGCCGAGGCCGAAGCCCATGTAGATCTTGTTGGTCGCACCGGGATCAAACTGGATGCCGCCGCCATACATCGCCCATTCGCCACCGCCGCCGTACATGTTGTTGAGCCACGGGATTTCAGGACATGAGTAGTGATGCCCCGCGAAGCCGAGCCATGTTGCACCTTGGTCGAAGCTGGACGAGACATTGCCTTCGTTGTCGCAGACCACGATATGGTTATCGTCATGTGGATCTACCGCGATGCCACTGAGTATGGCATGGGGATTCGGGTCGGGCTGCACTGTGCGCCATTCACCGTCCTCGAATATATGAATCGGTTGGTAGAGTTCATGTGCCCACCAGTAATCGGTCACAGTCATGATGCAACCGTTGTGTGTCACTATCATCTGCGACGCTGATACGGGACCATCTGACGCAGCCAGTGTCCATGTCGTGCCCATATTGGCCGAAGTATAGACCCCGACACCCATGACCATGACGTACATCATACCGACATGGTCGATGGCAACGAGGTAACCGAATTCAATGTTGGTGGTCGCGGGCAATTCCATCACGGCCCAACTGTCACCACCGTCTACAGTGAGCTTGACACCACTCATAGTTCCTAAGAGAACGATGTCCTCATCATGTGTATCCACCGCCATTCGCTTGCTGCTGCCACGCGCGACACCATTGCCATTCCACTCATAGCTCGACCCTGCGATGTAGTTCGTATGCTGGAATGTTAATCCCGCATCGTCACTGCGCATCACGAGGTATTTATCCAGATGCTGCCATGCCATGTAGATGCGATTGCTGTCGCTCGGTGCAATCGCAATGGCATAGGCACCATTGTTGGGACCATAGCCGGGGGAAGTCACATCCGTGGGCATACTGTAGGTGGTCACCATCATGACCCAGCGGCTTGTTTCGCTGTCCCATCGGTATGCCCCCGATGTATCCATGCGACAGATCATGGTCCCATCAGCATGGATTTCTGTGCCACTGATAAAGCCGCCGGGACCAAGCGGCACCCGCGAGAAGCCTGTTGTTTCTACATCTTCATCCTGTGATACAGAAGATGCATGTATGCTTTCACTTGTTCCAACATGATCTGGTTCTATCGTCTTATTTTTTCCAGGTTTGTCGGGCTTCGGTGGTTTGTCGGTTGGCTTGGCGAGGTTCAGTATTTCTTCAATCGGCATTGGATCAGGGACAGGTGTTTGTCTATCTTTGCCACTGGTCATGCCGCCATTGGGCATGGTCGGCCAGCTCGTAGCCAAGTGTGAATAGTATGGCTGCATCGCTGTACGATACATGGTGTAGATGTTCACCATTTATTTCTGGCGCAGTTCACTGCGATTGACAGTTTTTTCGGTGCCATCTTTCAGTGTAACGATGACCTGTTCTTCGCTTGTTTCACCATCCGTATTCGGCTGCACAGCATCACCTTCTTTCTGCTGCACAGCAGGACGAACGTTGGATACTTCTTCATCGCCATATAGATATTTGACCATTAGACCCACTCCATTGTTGTGTCGTAAGCCATACTGTCCACTGGCCAGTATGCCATGACGACGGCGTCTGCTAGGTTCGGTGACTTCGTGCCTTCCGGCATCTTGTCAATCTTCAATCTCATTCGTGTATCTTTGACCGCGGTCGGTTGGCTCAGTTCCTTCTGCAAGGAACGAAGCTGCGGCAAAGTGCTAGGCAACGATATCAACTGGTCCTGGGAATACATGCGAGGATTATTGGATTCCACTGCGCGATGGGTGCGCTCGAAACGAAGACGAAGCTGCCACCATGCCTGCGCTTTCAGATTTCCATAGAAGTCCTTGTTCAAGGGGCTTTCATCATCATCTACTACAACCCGATCATCGGGCTGTAGTACCTGCGCCCCCGCATTCCACGATGTGAGTGACACATACTTCGGCATAAAGCCATCGTCTAAAAGCCGATTACTTTCGGCTTTTACCCCGGCACCCACGCCGATACTGTCGTACTGTATCTTGCAACGTCGCATATGTCGCGCGTACGCACTAGCACCATCGAGCGCCCGTCTGGTAGTGACCCCCGTATCACGTTCACCCCATTGCTCGACGGAGCGCAAGACAACACCTTCGCGTATTGCAAGAGCGTTTCTGTCTCCCCCACCATCAGCCACGTCGAGTCCTGCATAACACTCATCGTTCTTATGCTCCTCGAAATTAAGTTTGATGTGAGCATCGATCGCAGAGTTCACCCATTCAGCGGGGATGACTATGCCCTCAACTGAAGCAGCATAGTTGCGATCGACCTCTTGTCTGAAAACATGGAGGAGTCCTTCTTCCATCGCCTTGTTCTGGCGCTCAAGGTACCACGCCTTGGTTTTGTCGGGATGGTCCGACCAGTCCATAACGAATACGTTAGTCGTTCCTTTACGGGCACCCACCTGAGGATCCCAATCGGTACCCGCTTCCCTTTTGCGATGAAACACGTTTCCAAGACCATTGACTGACGATATGTCGATTTGGACTTTCGTGTTGTCCCCGAGTGAAGCCTCAATGGCTTCCGGATGCTCATAATGTGCGCTCTCATCCTTAAAGTAGATTCTCGTGCGCCCGCCACGACCAACGTCGTCACCGCATTCTCCTGTGATACTATTGCCATTGGGCGCGTAGATTTTCATCTGGTTCATGGTATCTTCCCCGAAACCGGGGGGCCAGAAGCAGCGTGGGATAGTGCGAAGCTGGAACCTTATTTTCTCGAATATCGAACTCATGTCGCCAAGTTTATCCACCTGCGCTCCGTGACGGGAACCCCATCCAACAGTCGCACCTGGAACAAACAGAAACAGCCAGACTGTGTACGATACACACAGCCATGTAGCACCCATGTCTCGGGATTTCTCGATAAGTCCATGTGTGTTTTGTTCGTAACATGAGTGCAGGAACTCGATGAATTCACGCTGGCGTGGAAATAGGATGAACGGCATTGTGCTTGGCTTGCCGGAGCCTGCGTTGCGTGGATCAAAGGTCTCGCACCAGTGTTCGATGAACTCAATGGGATTTTCTGCATAGACACACTTGGCCGCCTTCATAGCGATGGGATCTTGATGGTACATGCGCAGTCGCGCGGCTCGGTATAACTCTATCTCGTCATAGTTGGGCGGCCATTCAAACTTTTGCAGCATTGCTATTCATCGTCGAGATAGTCCTCGGTCTCAGAAACAACGTCCCCGGTGTCATTGTCGATGGTGGTGGTGGAGGATAACACGACTTCCATTGGTTCTAGTGACAATGGACGAACGCGCAGATTGTTGTAGTATTCGCGCAACTCGTCCTTGGTCATATCGGCTTCGGATTTGCTTTCCAACTTGTTATCGGTCTGCTTCGGCGCTTCAATAGTTCCCACCTTCGGGTGGATGTAGGGTGCAGCGTCTGTCGCGCACCGTTGTGCATCCATGGTGCATTCACGCTTGCGAGCGAGCAACGCCAGCACTTCGTGAATGTATTCCAGCTTCTGCTCGTATGGTGCGCGTTCACTGGGCTTAGACGAAGCGATAAGATTCTGTAATTCTTGGTAGAGTTCCTCAGCGTCATTGTCGAA